TGAGCGGCAACGTGCCCGAGGCGACGACGGCGCTAGGCGAGCCGCGCACGCCAGGGGCGACCGGTTTCGGCGCGCTGGTCGGTCGCTACGACATCGAGCGCGACACGCCGACGCTCGAGGCGCTGCGGCTGGCCGACGTCAACGTGCCGCGCGAGACGCGCGTGCTGTCGACCGGTGGCGGCTACGGCGTGGAGCTCACCGAGGCGGAGCGCGACACGCTGAAGCGCGCCCGCGGTCAGGCGATCATCGCGGAGGTCGCTAAGGAGCGGGCCCGACCGCGGACGGCGAGATCTGAGCGGGTGCTGCGGACTGCCGATCCGGGATCGGCGGAGTACCGTGCGGCGCTCGAAGATTTTAACGCGGCGATGCAGGGGGCGGTCAGCGACGCCGCTCGATGGGCGAACCAGGATTTCGAGAAGCAGCTTGGCAAGGCCGAGATCAAGCGTCGCGAAAAGCAGACCCGCGAGGTCGAACAGCGGTATCTCGGGACGCCGAGTCTGCCAGTGGGGGAGCTCAATCCGTGATGTGCAACACTAGCGCCGCAGGCGAACGCTAATGGCCGATACCAAGCACTTCGCGAGCGCGCAGGCCGCGGTCGAAGACATTGTTCCCGGCGCGCGTGTCATCGGCCAGATTCCGTTCTACGTCACCGAGCCGATCCCTGAGGCCGAGCGAACGCGCGACGGGCCGACGACACGCTCGGTGCAGCGCGGCTACACCGTGTCGTACATCCGCCCCGACGGTCAGCCCGACGAGATCGTCGTCGGCCCGTCGTACGAGGCGAAGGAAGGCGAGCCGGCGCCGACTGGCGCGACCGTCGTCTGGAATAACGAACCAGGAGCTCCGCTGCCGCCGGCGACGGTCATCCTGAAGGGGCCGAAGCAGGGTCCGTCAACGACTACGGCGACGGCATCGGCGCCAGAGGCGCTTCAGCGTCTCGACGCGCAGATGAAGCCGATCACGGACCCGAATCAGCCCGCGGTCTACGTGCGCGATCCCAAGGCGCCGGCCAGTACGCCGCCGTTCAAGCTCGATCCCGACGCCGTTACCAGCAACCCGTCGAAGTGGCAGATTCTGAAGCACCCGACGACGCAGGAACCGATGGCGTACGTCGACCCCGCCAACAACAAGGTGATGGCGACGATCGCGCCAACGCCGGACAAGAAGGCGACGGGCACGTACGAAAACGTCTACGACCCGAACGACCCGACCAAGAAACGCATCATCGGCATGGTCGACAAGGGTGACCCGTCGATCTACCGCGCCGTCACGCAAGACCCGAGTACGCAACGGCAAATCGTCACCACGCCGACCGCGGTCTACGCGATCAACCCCGACAACACCCACGTCAAGCTCTTCGACATTGACAAAAACTCGCCGTTCCAGGCGGTCATAGTCGACGGCAAGCCCTTCCGTTTCGATCCGAATACGGGCGTCTTCACGCCAGGTCCGGTGAACGCGCACCCGGATATCAAGGATCAGAACGGTCTGACGATGGTCTGGACGGGCTCGGACGAAGACGGCAAGTACGCCTACCCGCCAGGAGTGAGCCCCGCCAAGACGATGACGGGTGCGGGGACCACGTCCAAGTACCTCATTTGGTACAACGCGCAAACTGGCGAAGAGATCAGTCGGACTGACAATCCGAATTACGAGCCGACGCCGCCGACGCTGCCGCAGGTCAACACAACGGCGCCGCAGATCCCGGTCGTAGACCCCGACAAGCCGGGGCAGATCAAGTGGATTCCGAACCCCGCGCGGGTGATGGCGCCGCAGGCGCTGACCGACCTGGCGGCGCAGCTTTCGGGCGTGGTGGCCGATCCGAGCAACCCGCTGACGCTCGAAGAGGCGAAGGCGATCATCGACGCCGCCAACGCGCAGATGACGGCTGCGACCAACGCCGCGACGACGGCAATGCAGACGACGCAGCAGGGCGCGGTGACCGGCGCGGGCATCCTGAACCAGCGAGCAGCGACCGCTCAGAACCTGGTGCAGCAGGGGCTCGGCATGGTGCAGGGCAACCGCGATATCACCATGCCGCTGCCCGGTATCGGCTCGCAGCTAACGCAGGGCGCAGCAGCGTTCGCGACCGAGCTCGGTGGAGGCCAGGAGGTTTACGACACCGCCGCGCGCCTGGTGAAGGCCGCGGACCCGCAGGGCGGTAACCCGATGATGTCCGCCGCGGCAGCGACGCTGACGCAGGTAATGAACCGCTACAAGCAGGCGACCGGCCAGGACCACCCACTGGTGCAGGCAACAAAGGCGGCAAAGCAGTCGCAGACCGCGAATGCGATGGTCGCGCCGGGTACGCCGGTGGTATCCCCCGCGGCGGTCGCGCCGACGGTCTTCCAGGCGCAGTTCGACCCGCGACTCAATCCCGCGGCGCCGCAGCAGCCCGCGGGGACGGTGCTGCCAGCAGGCGTAGCAGGCACGGTCGCTCCCGACGATCCGCGACGGCTGCGGCGAAGTCCGATGGATAGCTTCGTGGCGCCCGAAACGCTGCTCAGCCTACTTCAGGGGCAGGGAGGGTAAGCGTATGGGCGTCATGATCGACGGCGAGTGGCATGAAGAGCTCGCTGATCCCGGTGGCGGCTCGTACGGCAGTGCTGAGGAATACAACCAGGCGTCGGGTTCGACCGATTGGGGCGAGAACCTCAACACCACCGCGGGCGGCAGCAGTGGCGGCGACGCCATGTCGCAGATCAACCCGCAGGCGATCGGGCAGAACGAGTACGGCGACGATATCTTTAACACGCCGAACGGCCAGAAGACCGGTACGCAGATCACCCAGGAGCTCGCGGCTGCTGGTTGGGACGGAGTAGGCGATCCGGTCCAGGTCTACAACCGCACGGCAAGCGGCGGCGCCGCTCCCACGCCCACCGCGGTCAAGGCCGCGACCACGGCACTGAAGACCGGGTCGGGCGCCGAGCAGTACGGGTCCGCCATCGATCGCCTGTACGAGGCGATCATCTCGGGCAACGCGCAGCGCATCGCGGAAGAGATCCGCCAGTTCAACGCGACGTTCGGCCTGGACACGCGTAAGTTTGAGGAAGACGTCCGCCAGTTCAATCAGACGTTCGGCATCACCGAGGCGGGCCTGACGGGCACGTACGGCGGTCAGCCCACGCTGCCGGCGCTGACCAGCTACGCGACGCAGTTCGGCCAGTGGGGCGTGCCGACCGCGGGTCAGGCAACGCTCGCGGCGCAGAACCAGGCGTATACGCAACAGATGGGCGCGATCAACGCCGCGGCGGCACTGCAGGCGAATCCTTTCAGGCAGCAGCAGGTGATCGGCCAGCTTGGCGGGCTGCTTGGCGGCGGCTCTGTAGCGGGCTTTCAGGCGCCCAACATCGTGCCCGGCGTCGGCACCGCGGGCGGCAATACGCGCGGCGGCATGGGTTACCTGCAGCAGTTGATCGATGACATCCGCGACCCGAGTGCCAACACCGCCAGCATGAACAGCATCCTGGACGCGACGCCGACGCCCAACAAGCTGAACAGCGTCGATTTCATGCGGGCGGCGCCGTCAACGCAGAGCATGGTCCTGCAGGCGATGCAGGAAAAGTACGGGCTGGACCCGGGTGATGCGGTCAAGCAGATTCAGAACACGCTGCCGCAATTTCAGGCGCCGAGCACGCTCGGTGGGATTCGGAGGTAGGCATGCCGCTGCTCGGTGGTAAGAAAGCTAAGACGAAGGCTGGAATCAGCCAAAACATCCGTACGGAGATGAAGGCGGGCAGGCCGCAAGATCAAGCGATTGCGATCGCCATGCGGAAGGCCGGCAAGCCCAAGCCGAAGAAGTGACTCCTGGTCGACGCTACCGACGCTGGCGTAAGAGCTCGCACCTGCCGCTGCTCTGGCAGGCGTTTATCGGCTGCATCAACTTTGAGCGTCATCCGACCTGGAGGTACGCGGCATGACGATGGAAGACCGCGGCATCCATCCCGACCTGGTTGAAGAGACGCTCGCGGAGCAGGCCGCGCAGGAAAGCGCCGTGGGCGCGCAGCAGGAGGCTCCTGCGCGCGGACGACGCAACGGTCGCTCACGCGCGCCGCAGGCGCCTGAGCCCGCTCCTGATGCGCCTGCGGAGGCTTCTGACGGCGAAGCGCCAGAGGCGCCGGAATGGTGGACGGCGGCTAAGGCCGCAACAGACCCGAGTGAGGCGTTCAAGCTGCTGGCGAAGAACCTGCCGCGCGACGTCCTGGAGAAGGACGAAACGCTCAGCGGGCTGGTCGGCCACAAGGCGGACGCGCTGCTGCGGAAGCGCCAGCAGGACGCGATCGAGCAGCAGAAGCGCGAAGCCGCGCAGAACAACGATCTGTACACGCTTGGCGAGCTCACACAGCGCGAGCTCCAGGAGCGTGAGGCCGCTGCTCAGCAGCAACGTCAAGCCGCGGATGGCGGCTTCATGGACGGTGTCGTACTCTTCCAATCGCAATTGCCCGAAGAGATCCAGCGCACGGTCGCTGGTCGCGTCTTCGGGGAGGGAAAAGGTCAAGCCGCAGGGGTCGCTGAATATCTCCAGTTCCTGTCCGACGAACGGGTCAAGCTCAAGGAAGCGGAGCTCGAGCGCGAGTTCCAACGCCGCGAGTCTGCACTCAGGAAGTCGGTCTTGAGCGAGGTCAACGGCGACGAGCCAGTCCCCGAGCGCGAATCTGGAACCCCCGGTCGCGTCCGCGAAGTGACTGACGAACAAATCGAGGCGATGACCATCAAGGAATATGACGCCTTGTTCGACGAGAACGGGCGACCAAAACCGGGGGTCCGCCATCGAGCGACGCGAGGCATCCCCCTGACACAACACTAGGGGGTTAGCCAGTGGCTACTGGTGCAACGGAATTTGTAGACAAGACGATCGCGGACGGCGTCTTCAGCCCGGATATCTGGAGCAAGCAGGTACTCCGCGCGACCGAGTCGAACCTGGTCATCGCCAAGCTCGTTAACCGCGGCTTCGAGGCGGACGCGACCGTCGGCAAGGCGGTCAAGGTCGCGTCGATCGGCAACCTGGCCGCGCGGGCGAAGGCGGAGAACACCGCCATCACCTACGAGACGGTCGCTGAGAACACAACGACCATCACCTTGAATTTGTGGAGTTACGCTGCGCTCGGCATTGAGGACATCGTCAAGGTGCAGGCCGCGGTTGACGTGCAGAACGAGTACCAGCGCAAGCTCGGGTACGCCGTCGCACGCGACATCGACACCAAGCTGGCGGCGGACTTCGCTGGCTTCAGCCAGACTGTCGGCACGCTCGGCACCGCGGTGTCAGACGCCAACGTCCTGGCGGCGATCAAGCTGCTGGACGACCAGGACGTGCCGCAGAACGAACGCTACTTTGTGATGACTCCGGCAGAAAAGGTGTCGAAGCTGGCGCTCGATCGCTGGAGCAACGCGTTGTATATCGGGGACCGCAACCTGCCGGCCAAGACGGGCGAGCTCGGCAACATGTACGGGCTCGATCTGTACGTGACGACCAACCTGGTCAAGCCCGCCGCGGGGCAAGCGCACAACGCGATCTTCCACCGCGACGCGATCGCGCTGGTGCAGCAGAGGTCGCCCAAGTCGCATCTCTTCTACGACATCGACGTGTTCACCTGGAAGATGGCAGTGGAGACGATCTACGGCCACCAGGAGATGCGCGACAACTTCGGTGTCCTGGTTCTCGGCGCGAGCTAACGGCCATGCCAGAGACGATTACAGGCAACGAGTTCCTGGACGGGCTGCTCGAGCGGACGCCGGTGGCGCCGTCTCAGCCGCGGCGGGGTCAGAACTACAACTACCCCGAGCGTCTGTACCTGCTGCCCGACGGGCGGGTGGAGTACCTCCAGGGCGACCCTCACAACCGCGCGTACTACGAGGACAAGGGCTATCACCTGATGTCCGACGCGCCCGGGCGTGACGGTCGCCCCTCAGAGGTCGATCAGTACCTGAAAGTTGAATATCCCAAGATCCTGGCCGAGCAGCGCGAGAAGGCGACGATCATCAACGCCATCCGCAAGGCGGGCGAGAAGGATCGCAACCTGAATTTCGAGGACGACTTCGACTCGCTGAGCCTGGAAGAGATGCGGGCCGAGCTCAAGCGCATCCAGGACGACTACGGCAAGCCGATCAGGATCTCGAAGTCGCGAGCGGCGACGCGCGCCGAAGAAAACCGCGATCGCATGCTGCAGGGCGTCGAGACGACCGAGCAGACGTCGATCGAAGCAGTCGAGGCGCGTCGCATGGCACGCCCTCCGCGAGGGAGTGCGACATGACCGAGCAGAACGAGGGCGCCGCGGCAACGGAGCGCCAGCGCGAGCAGTACCGCCAGGATCGCGAGCGTCGGGACGAATGGGATAAGCAGCCGTTCCCCAAATCCCGCGAGCGGGAACGTGAGGCGAACGAACGCGCGTACTGGCGCGCCGTGGCGGAGATCCCGAATCCTGGGCCCGTCGAACCGTTGACCGAGCTCCAGGCGTTTCACGCTGAACAGACCGACCCGCCACCCGGCCCGTACCCCGATCCGCCGCTCGGGCCGTATCCCGACCCCGTCATCAAAGAGCGCCCATCGGAGGAAGCCGTTTATGGCAGCACAAGAAAACGACGAGAAGAACGACAAGGAGCAGCGGGAACGCGAGAAGTCCGACAAGGAGAGGGAAGCTCAGGAAGCGCGCGACGAGAAGGCGGAGAAAGCGGAGCAGCGGGCCGAGCAGCGGGCGGCGGAGCGGGAGAAGGACGAGAGTACGACGAGCCAAACTTCGACGGGTACGACGAGGACGTCCGAGAACGGGCCGAAGGCGCCCCAAGCGCAGCCGCCCCCGAGCGGCAATCTGCCAACGTCCGAAAGCCATCCAACGCAAGGTCATCCAACGTTTCCCGGGCCGCAGCCGCCGAGCACAAAGCCGACGGCGGCAACGACAAGCGGGCAGCAGACCGCGGCGCCTGACGAGAAGCTGGACCCCAAGAGCGGCGACATGCTGGTCGATCCGCGCCCGACGGCGCCGCCGATCATGCTCGGGGACGCCGATTACGTCTTTCCGCCCGCGGCGGCGAGTTCGGAGGAAGTCCTGGCGCTGGAGCCGAATCGGTACGAAGACGCCGTCGACGGCCCCGACGAGCAGATCGCGCAGACCACGTACGTTCACTGGACCCGCCCCGATGGCGGCGACTTCATCGCGCCTCTGAGCACCGTGGAGGTCTACGAGCGCAAGGGCTACAAGCGCGGGGAGGATGAAGAGATTCCTGATCTGGTGGCGTACATGGCCGAGAACGCCAAGAGCGACGAGCAGCGCGAGCGTGACAAGCGGTCGAAGGAACGCATCGAGCAGCATGATCGCGACCGTAGGGAGCTGCTGAAGCAACAGGACGATCGACGGCGGGAGCAGGCGCGTGCCGGTTGACGGGACGTCGATCGAGTCGCAGATCGGTGCCGCGCAGGGGCTGTGGACGCACACGCCCGTCGATTGGGCGGGTAACGAGGGTCCGGCGAAGCCGGGCTCCTGGCCCAACAATGCGATCGCCGGCCAGTTCAGCACGGCGACTGGCACTCGGCCTGGCAACCCGGGCGCACCGGGTAGTGCGACCGCGGCAGGCATTACTTTGGGGACGCCGACGGGCGTTACCAGCACAACGGCGACCATCAACTGGACGGTCGCCGCTGGTGCCGGCACGGTGTCGAATGTCGAGTGGGGGCTGACAACGAATTACGGAACATCTGGCGCCAATCAGAACGGCGCTGGCGCGAAGACCACGCCGCTGACGGGTCTGACGCCATCGACCACGTACCACTACCGCATCAGAGCGACGCTCAACGCCGTGACGAACTACACCGAAGACGACGTCTTCAGCACACCGGCGACCTAGCCGCCGAAAAAGGAGCGCCATCCATGTCTCAGCCGAATCCACCACGCCCGCCGGGTCCGCCCGACCACCCGCACGGCGGACCACCAGGCCAGACCGGCGACCATCCGCAGGGCGGGCCACCGGGTCAGGAGAAGCCCCGCCCCGAACAGGATCTGCCTGAGTCGCCACCGCGCCCGGAGCAAACGCCAGGTCCGCAGCCGCCCGATCCGGGTGAGCTCGATGACGACGACCAGCCCGAGGCGCCCGAGCGACCGCGATGAGCGACGAGCGGACGCCGGACGTCATCGACGGCGCTCGGTTCCTGGGCATGTCGCGGGCCGAGGGCATGCATGAGCTCGGCATCAGCGACGAGCGGGCGTACGCCAGGGCGTACCGCGACGTCGAGGCGGCGGTGAACGCTCGCGACAACCGTGAATCGCAGGGGGGCGTTCGTGCCCCCATCGTCATCAAGCGTGCAGGACGGGAGGTTACCGATGCCTAAGGTCGGCAAACAGATCTTCGCCTACGGTAAGAAGGGCGAGCAGCAGGCCGCGGCGACGGCACGGAGAACCGGCCAGAAGGTAACGGTTACGAAGGTCAAGAAGAGCAAGTAGGGTGGTAAGCGCACCCCCGCTGCTGCCGCTGTCGAGTTCGCCGCCGTCGTATTCACCGCCGCTGGTTCCGCCAAATACGGTTCCACCGCTGCAGCCGACGCCGCCTCCGCTCGAGCCGAGTCCGCCAGCACCGTGGACCGGTCCGCCAGGACCACCAGGACCACAGGGCGAGCAGGGTCCGACGGGGGCCACCGGTCCGCAGGGCGAACAGGGTGATACCGGCCCGCAGGGGGCGCAGGGCGAACAGGGCGAGCAGGGAATCCAGGGTCCGCCAGGTGGCGCTCCGTCCTGGCAGGGCGAGTGGTCGGCGGCGGTCGACTACGCCAGCAACGACGCGGTCAGCCTGGACGGTTCGAGCTTCTATGCTGCGGGCGATCCGTCACTCGGCACCGCGCCACCATCGGCACCGTGGCAGCAGATCGCGGCCAAAGGCGACACCGGCCCGCAGGGCGTCCAGGGGCCGCAAGGTATCCAGGGACCGGTTGGCCCGCAGGGCGACCAGGGGCCGACCGGCGCGCAGGGCGCAACGGGTGCCACAGGGGCGCAAGGTATTCAGGGTCCAGCAGGCGCGACTGGTCCAGAGGGACCGCAGGGTGATCCTGGTCCGCAGGGCGCTACAGGCACAACGGGCGCGCAGGGTCCGAAGGGGGACACTGGCGATACCGGCGCGCAAGGCATTCAGGGTCCGCAGGGCATTCAGGGCGTACCAGGAACGCCAGGTGCCGCGGGCGAGAAGTGGTTCACCCAGGCCGGCGCACCGGCAGGTGGCACTGGCGTCGTCGGTGACTGGTCGCTTAACTCAACGAACGGCGACTACTACGAGAAGACGGGTGCCTCAGCCTGGACGCTGCGCGGGAACCTGCGCGGCCCGCAAGGGATTCAAGGCATCCAGGGACCAGCGGGTACGACGGGCTCGCAGGGGCCAGCCGGTCCTGGCGTCCCGACAGGCGGCACCACCGGCCAGATTTTGGCGAAGACCAGCGCGACGGACTTCGCGACGGCGTGGCAGAACGTCATCGTGACGCAGACGATGTGGGATGCGCTGGTCGCGCGGGTGGCGGCGCTCGAGGCGCGGCCAGTTATCAATTCCATTGACGACCTGGTGTACGGGCCAGCCTGATGCCTTCACTTGCTCAGTACCGCCGCGCGGTCGCAGTTGAGAGTGGCCCGTACATCGGGCCCGAGAGCTACGTCGTCCGCGCGACCAGTGGCTCGGATACGACCAAGATCGTGTGCTCGGCGTACCCGATTCGATCAGGCATCCCGCAGGCCGACATGTACGTCGAGCGACCGCTGTACCGTCCGGACGCGCAGCGTCTTGAGGATCGCAACCGTTACGTGATGATGTACGACCCGCCGACGGGAACGCTCGAGCCCGATCTGCCGTGGACCTTGCCGCCGATCGCGCCACCGGGCGGGTCGACGTACGAGAACATGGAGGCGTACCAGTACGGCGGCTCGGACATGCCGCCATTTGGCGGGCTGGAGATGTTCCAGTACGAAGAGCTCGAAGACCTGGGCGCGACCGGCGTGGGCGAGCGGTTCGAGATCCTGGGCCCGTTCGACGTCCCGACGCTGCACCAGTTGATCAACGATGGGCTGAAGCAGTGCTGGATGGTAGTCGAGGTCGCGTGTGTGACGACGCCAGGTGCCTCACGTCACTCGCTGGAGATCGTCTCACCATGGCTGCAAGACGCCAACCATGTGCGGCAGGCCGGCGTTTTGACCTACGGTGAGGATCGTAACCAGGCTGATCCGTTCGATCGGATCGTGCATGGCGCCGTCGAGCGTGACGGCGGCACTTTCTACTTCAACACCGATCGGCGCACGTTCGCGGAAGGCGACATTCTGTTCCTGCGCTGCTACAAGCGCGCATACGACCACTGCCGCCCCGCGGGCGGCGTGTACGGCGACAAGTCGGGGCTGGAGCTCGATACCGATGAGGCGCCGATCGAGCGGGATTGGCTAGCGTCGAGCGCGCTTACGGTGGGTTGGCGGCGTTTCGCGCACATTCTCGAACCGCAGGCGAACCAGCGCCTGATCCGCGACCAGGTAAGCGCCGCGGCGTGGTTCACCGATCGCAGTCGGCAGCACTTCACCGCGGTCGCACCGACGCTGACGTTCCGCCCCGCGCGGCGGTTCGGGCCGGTCCACGTATGAGCATCTATTCGGCTAGGAAAAGTCCATTTCCCTATCACCTGAAGATCGGTGCGACCGGACTGTTGCTCGGTTCGGCGGGACCAAACAAGCCGATGCTGGTGTCGAGCAAGACGCAGGACATCAGTCAGGTGTCGCCGCCGGACTTCAGCTATGCGGGCACCAGTCCTATCAGCGATCGCGATCAGCCGTACGAGTCGCTCGTTTTGGGCTACGGGCTGAAGACGCAGGAGAAGTGGCAGGACTCCCGTTATGCCTACGCCAGCGCGGTCGACCTGTCGGTCTGGCCCTGGTGCAAGGGGCCGGAGATCCCGACGGTCACGCCAGCGACGTTTGACCCAACGGGGTACGCGTTCTTCTTCGAGCTCGGTGGCGTGCTGTACTGCGCGCAAGGTCGTTACGTACTGCGCCGCGACAGCGACACCGTCTGGACGATGGTCAAGGACTTCGGCGCCGCGGCCAGCGTGCTTAACGTGGCGGTGTTCGCCAGTAACTTCGACGGCATCCAACGGGCCTGGGTCGCACTGTCCAGCGGGCCGGCGCAGTATTCGAGCAACGGAACGACCTGGACGGCAATGACGACGTTTGCTGCTCTGGCGTTCGTGTCAGTTGGTCGTGAATGGTGGTGGGCCGACGATGTCAATCGTCTGCGGAAGTGCGACACCAATGCCGATCCGACGCTGGAGGCGAACTACACCAGTTTGATTTTCAGGGCGGGCGACAAACTCGCGCCGATTACGGCGCTGATGGTAACGGCGTCGGGCACGCTGATCATTGCCAAGACGGATGGTCTGTACACCCTGAATCAGGCTGGCGACGATCGCCAGTTATTCCCGTTCCTGCGGTTCGGAACGCACAGTGGCAACGGCAAGGCGTGGGGCCAGTTCGAGAACGACCTGTACACGGCGTACACCAACAACCTGATCAAGATCGGACCCGACCTGTCGGGCAATGAGATCGGGCCGGAGAAGCTGGTTAACAACGACTCGCCGGTGCGCGGCGCCGTCTCGGCCTTTGCCGCGGTCGGGACGCGCTTTGCGTACGTCGGCATCCACAACCAGGACACGAACACCGGCTACCTGATGAAGTATGGCGGGTACGTTGAGAAGGACGGTCAGACCGAGCACCTGGATGCCTGGCACGGCTCGTTGTGCGTTCCGTTCAGCGGCTACATCAACCACATGTTCGTGTCGACCATCGGCGCGCCGCAGTTTCACACGCGTACCTGGCTAGTGTTCCGAGACGGCAGGATCGGCTACATGATCAATCCGTGCGTCTCGAATCCCGCGGCGTGCTCGCAGTACCGATTCCACGTCGGGACGGGCTTTGTCGAACTGCCGCTGTGGCATGGCGGTTATCACGCTAGCGTCAAGAGCCTGCGGCACTTCTCGGTCACCGGCATGCGGCTGGACGGGCAGAACTACGTCACCCTGGACTACAAGCTCGATCCCAAGGCGGTCCTGTTCACGGCGTTCGGCAACACGTTCGATTCTGCGACCTACGAGAGCGCGCCGTTCCCCACCGACGCCAGCGCGACGCTGGCAGTGTTCCGCGTCAACCTGACGAACACCGTCAATACGGCGTCGCCGCTGGTGTCGGCGGTGTCGATCGGGCATGCGCTGCGGCCCACGCGCTTCATGCAGGTAGAGCTCACGATCCTGTGCAGCGACGGCCTGGTGCGCCGCGACGGGGTGCCGCTGCGAATCGGGCGGCGCCAGATCCAGCGTGTGGTCGAGGAAGCGGTCGATAATCCTGGTGCGGTGACGTGCGTGCTGCCCGACGAGAGCACCCAGGATCTGTCGTTTACCGACTACGCGATCGCGCAATCGTTCGATGAGATCGGGCGTCAGTGGCGTGGGTCGCTGACGGTTAAAGCAGTGCAGTGGAACACGGTTCTGACGGAGGTCTAAATGGCGCGAATCGAAACTGATCCGAACTACACCATCCCGACGTTTTCGCGGGCAACTGCGCCTACGGACCTGTTCAAGGCGACCGACGTCCAGGGGCTGGCGGCGGCGATGAGCACGCATAACCATGATGGAGCCGGGAAAGGGCTGGTCCTCGCCGCCGGCACCATCACTGGCAGCATGATCGCCGCGGGCACGATCACCGCCACCAACATCCTGACTGGCACGATCGACAACTCGAAGCTCCAGGACGGCACGATCGAGTCGAACAAGATCAAGGACGGCACGATCGTTACGGGAGATATGGCCGACGGGTCGGTCACGTCATTCGTCAACGCAGGGGGGTTCATCAGTCCTTCGACTACAAGCACAAGCCCGGTACTCATTCCGAGCCTGGTGACCCCGTCGATGTCCGTTCAAGGCGGGCGCGCCATATTGGTCAGCGGGCACATAACGGTGCAGTATTCCTCAGTCTCGAACTGCAATCTGTTCCTGTACCGCGATTCGACGCAGCTTGGTGCGCTGGCGATCGCGCAATCGGCGTCCGCTTCGCAGATCCTGCCGCTGGCGTTTACGTACATGGACAACGGAGCCACCGCCGGTGCGCATACGTGGAGTCTGTACTGGTCGACCAGCGGTCCGTCTATCTCCCTGGTGGGTGCGGCCTACTCCGAAATATGGGCGATGGATATCAAGCGATGACGACACTCGAAACCATCGGGCGATCGACGGGCGGCAAGCCGATCAATTTGAGCCAGCTACAGGACGAGCTCGTCGCGGGCGGCGTGGCTACCGGCGACGGGCTTGGCATGAGCGGCGAGTACGTGTATGCGTACGACGCCAGCGGTCTGCCGTCGGACTTTGACGAGGCGCAGCGGGCGACCGCCGACCAGGTCATTGCCGACCATGTCGGCATGCGCGACAAGACGACCGAAGAATACGCCGACGAGTTTCAAGCTGAAGGCACAACCGCGGCGCGCAAACAGGAGATCCGCGACATTCAAAGTGGGCTGCTGCCGCCCGAACAGGTGCCGATGGAGACGACATGAACGAGGACGAGATCAACCTCAAGCTCGACCAGCTATCGCAGCAGCAGAGTTTCCAGACAAACGCCATTCGCGCGGCGCTCGAAGCACGCTGGTCAGGCGGCGCCGACACGGTCGACGGGTGGGTCAAAGCCCTCGATCCGTCGATCGAGACGAACCCGCAAACGCCGCTGTACTGATGCCGACGATCGAGCAGCGCATCGGCCAGTTGTCCGAGCAGCAGGGCTGTATCACGCGTGCGCTGGCGTGCATGGGCGATGGTCGCTGGACGTGCGCCCAGGCCGGTGCCGACAGTGTCGAGGGCTGGCTCCTGGCGCTGAATCCGACCTGGCAGGGGCAGCTTCTGCCGACGGCGCCGCTGTACACCATGCCCGACCCGCCGCTGATCCTGCCCGCCGACGTCGAATGGATCGGTTCTCCGAACCACTACAACGGCAGGGCGGGCCACCAGGTGGTGGCGATTGTGATTCACACGATGGCCGGCAGTCTGGAAAGCTGCGATAGCTGGTTTCAGAACCCTGCGAGCCAGGTGAGCTCGCACTACGGCATCGGGCTGGCAGGCGAGATTCACCAGTACGTCAGTCTGTGGGACGGCTCCTGGGCGAACGGCGTGCTCGAGCCGGGCAACGATTGGACGCCGCTGGTCGGCAATAGCTCCAATCCCAACTATCAGACCGTCACGATCGAGACGGAAGACAACGGCCACGGCTGGACGGAGGTCACCGAAGCGCAGTACCAGGGCACGCTGGCGGCGTGTCGATTGGCGATGCAGAGTTATCCGCAGGTGTTCTACCTGTTCGGCCACCGCATCATTTCGCCGCAGTCGCGGCCACAGTGCTGCGGCGATCGCTGGTGGGAGAGCGGCAGCTTTCAGCGTCTGGCCGACGAGCTCGATCTGGAGGCGCATTTCTGATGTCCACGCTCGCCATCATCCTGATCATCCTGCTGGTGCTCTTGCTGTTCGGCGGCTATGTGGGCCGCGGCAGCTACGGCAGCAATGCGTACTACGGACCTGGCCTGGGCCTGATCGGGCTGGTGATCATCATCGTGCTCATCCTGGTGCTGACCGGCAACCTCAGCCTCTAGTCGGCGGTGAACATGGTCCACGCGCTGTGGGCGGCGGTCCAGGGCGACCCGCGCGCGATGCGGATTCTCCACGGCTGGCTGACCGTCGCGTGGTTCGCCGCGGCGTTTCCGATCATGATCTTCTGGAGCGAGAACATCCAGTTCCTGGTCTTCGTCAGCGTGTACGCCGTTGTCACCGGTCACTGGTCAAGCTGGCAGGCGGCGCGGGTCGAAGAGAAGCAGGACGAGAGCAGTGGCACGTAGGCGTGGAGGACGCTGACGGCGCCGATCCGCGGCACTCCAGCTTCAGGCTCGAGGTAGCGATTTCGATTGGCTACCAGCGGCGACGGACGACGCTGGCCGGTAAGTGGGAGGGACCGCTGGTGACCGCGGTCCTCCTTGTCGCAAGCATCGCTATTGTGGCGTTCATCGTGCTTCAGGTGTTTCGGTGGGTGTGACGTGCGCCAGCGGGGCCAGGAATCGGTCGAGTATGCGCTCCTGGTCGCGACGGTCGCACTACTGGTGCTGATCGGCGTTCCTGTGTTCGGCGGGGTAGTTCGCGCCTGGTTCGATGCACTCCTGCAGCGCATCATCTCTAGCTAGTGGCGATAGTGTGCCCAGGCGCCGATGGCGACGATGCACGCCAGCAGCACCAGGACAACGACGGAGTCAGGCACGGAACACCATCGCGATCGCCATGTAGATCGCCCATAGCTGGTGCGCCACGGTCGAGACGGTCAGGAGGACGAGGCAGGCCAGCATGGCGTACGCGACCAGGGGGTGGACTTCACCGTCCATCAGAGGTCCGTCCAGCCGCGGTCGGGGGTCCAGACCGCCGTTCCGCTCGGGTGGGCCTGCCAGAAGATCTCTTCCTCGAGCGCCATCTTCAGCGCGTCCCTCGGCGGCTCCTGGACGAAGTACATCTCCAGCGCGGCGACGTCTGCGGGCCGCAGGCTACGCGTTTCGCCGGTGTCGTCGGTACGGACGATGACGATCGGGCCGGCGAGGCGGCTGTGGCCCAGGTGCGCCGCGAAGCGGTTCGGCTCGGGCCGATCCTCGCGGATCAGCGCGTCGTCGTCGCAGAAGGCGTAGAAGCCCTGGCGGCGCAGGCTCGGCGGCAGGCCGCAGGTGCCGAGGTTCCCGCCGACCAGGCGCAGCAGTTCGCGGTAGTCGTCGCCGTCGATCTTCTCGGAGCGCAGCGGTGCTGCCCCTCCAGGCAGCACCAGCACAGTCACCGGGCGGGTCATGGCAGTTTTTTGGCGACGCTGATGACGTCGCCGTCGGTGACCGACGCCGCGGCAGCATTGAAGTCTTTGGCGGCGACGATCGTCGTTTCGGTCCTGGTGACCGTGTAGGTGACCACCCATTCGATCAACCCGGAAACCACCCCGTTAGCGGGTGTTTCCGCAACCTTGGGCGGAGAAACTGGCACCGTGCTAGGCATCTGAAATTGCTCCTTTTTTGGCTCTCTGTTGGGGCCGCGGTTCGTCCCGCGGCGGGGCACGCCAGCGGCGTCGAGCGTCTCGTACAGGCGGGTCGTACCGATGTTGTAGGCGCGCATGATCTCGGCAATCGTCTCGCCGGCGACGTACGCGTCGATGACTTCCTGGCGCTCTTCGAGCGACAGCGGCGGTCGAAAATTGGGCGGGGCGTCGGAAACGGGAGTTTCCTCCTTTGGTGGCGGAACGACGGCGTCGTAGTGGGGTAAACCGCGGGGCATTACCGACTTGAGAATCATCTCGTCTGCGATCTGCGCGGGCGTTTTGCCGGCATCGATCCCTTTCTCAATTTCGCGATCGAACTCGGCGTCGATGACGACGTCCAGGACGGCATCGCGAACACTGATTGGCTTGATCAACGGGTCAGGTCGTTCCACGATCTGCGGTTCTTTGAGGTCGACTTCGTTGATCAGCGCGCGGTTCGACGGTGATAGGTGCAGGCGCTTGAGCTCTTTGCGCCGTTTCACTTCGGCCCTTTCTGCCTGCAGCGCAGGCTTGATGTACTGGAAGTAGCAGTGCGCGCACTGGTCGTGGCCGGCGTGCGCGGTGCCCATGCAGCCCTCTCCGCGGTACTGGCACTTGCGGTGAGAGGACGAGGCCACGTCAGTGGCCTGTCCTACTAGCTGCGCGCTCTTTCTCGGCTGCGGCCTGGAGCTTGGGGACGACCTGGTCGCGCCATCCCTGCTTCGTCTCGTCGGTCCAGGAGCGCACCGCGGGATTCTTCACGAGCTCTCCGAGCATGTTCAGCAGCGCGCCGAGCGGGGCGTAGGTGCGAACCGTGGCATGCGCGCCTTCGACGCCCCATCCGCGGATCTCGACTTTGCTCTGCCCGTCGTAATCCGCGAGCAGGGTGACGATGTCAGCGGTGTTGACGTACAGCGACGGTATCTCGCGCCCGTCAAACTGAAGGCGCGGCAGTTCAAGGAATGAGTTCATGCGAGATCGGGGGCTTACGCCCCCGCCTCCTTTCCCAAGGTGTCGAGTACACGGCTGATTTCGGCCAGCCCATCGTCCGCGCGCAGGTAGGCAAGGTGGTAGAGGGCTTCGCTGCCGTTGTCCTGGCGAACGACCACGTACGCGCCGTTGTCGACGTTGTTGCGGTCGCGCTGATCGGGCTTGCGGTTATCCAAAGTGCGTACGTCGGCAAGAGTGCCGATCCGCAGCAGTTCAACGGGATCTCCCCATCGTCCGTAGATCATCAGTCTTCCTCCGGGCACTCTTCGTGGCGCGGGTTGGCGTTGACGCAGTCGCCGCACACGGTGATGTCGCCGTCGCAGTTCGAGCACTCGACGGTGAAGCGGCGGGCAGTCTCCTGCCCACAGTTCTCACACGCGCGGAGCGTGTTCTCCAGGTAAGCCATTAGTCGTCCTTTCCGAAGATCTCTTCGTATGTGCGGCTGTAGCCGCGGGCCTTAGCCTCAGCGAGGCTCACAGGTGGCTTCCATGCGGCTGACGGGGCCGCGGCTGGAGCGGGCGCCGTAGCGGCGACCAGGTCCAGCAGTTCGTCGGCGGATTCCTCCACGCCTGTCTCGGGGTCGATCTGCGCCGAAGGCGTCGGCGCGGCGCTGGCGGCGGTCGCTTGCGCGAGCCGCACGCTCATCGGGATGGCTTTCGCGCCCCACGGCAGACCGTACTTGTCGGCGCAGGTGGGGCCGTAGCCGGCGGTCAGGGACTCGCGGGTGTCCAGGTCGCGACCGCAGATGAAACATTGCGAGCCTTCCTGGGCGAAGGCCAGACCAGCGATCAGCCACTCGTCCTGCCGCTCGGCGGCGTCCAGGATGTTGATGGCGTCGCGGACACGGTCGCGGAGGCCACCCTGCGCGGAGCGCCAGATGCGGAGGTCGCCTTGCGGGGCGATGTGCGCCACTCCCATCCACTCGTCCCCACCCGACCGTGTCGAGATGACACGCGAGCCTGCCAGCTTTGAGTCCTGGCCGGCCAGCTTGATGTACAGGGCGATCGACTCGCCATCGGGAAGGGTGATGCGGTAGCGCCCGTCGGGCACGATCGCCAGCGTGACGTGAATCTGCGGCGCTGCCGCGGCGGGGACGTTGCCAGCGTACGCGGGCTTTTGCGCCTTGGCCGCGAGGCGCCTGCGGGCGTCGGCCATCAGTACGTTCAGGACACCCTTGCTCTGACCGTCGGTCAGGAAGCCAGGAATCGCGACGCGATTCTGCATGTCGCGCATGAAGTCGTCGCCTTCGTCGCGGCACTGGTAGTTGGCGGCGTACAGGCTCGCGGCCTGACGGAGCTCGATCGTCATATCCGACGCCTCGAATTTGCGCCCAAGCGCGGCGCCAATTTTGAAGGCGGCGTTGAAGACGGAGCGGAGGTCGTCGCGGACTGGTGAGTTCTGCATAGCACCTACTATAGGGCACCTACTGGAGGGGCTGTCAAGTTTCCCTCCAGTAAGTGCCGGCATTAGCGATTCGGCTCGTCGTCCGACTCGAGGACGGTGATCTCGCGCACCGCGGTCCAGCGCAGTGACAGATCGATGGCCCACGCTTCTGCCTCTTCGTAGGTCGCGAAGCGGAGAGCGTTCTCCCCCCAGGGGGCGTCAGGTCGGTCGCCGCCGGTGCGGACGCCGACCTTGTAGCTGCGGCTCATGACGGCAGCACCGCTTCCGGGTGCTCCTTGAGGTATGCCTCGAGCGCATCCTTCTCCGCGACCAGGGTCGCGCGGGCGGACTGCAGTGCCGCGATCATGGCGTCGATGTCGCGCACGCCGTACAGGTTCAGGACGGCGATGCGGCGCTGGTCGACCTGGATGTCGACACGCGCGAGGGCGATGTTCTGGACACCGACGAAGACGTCGGAGCGGACCTTAACCTCCCCGGTGAGGGGGAGGCGGGCCTGACGGCGGGATGTGATGGTCATCGGGTGTAGCTCCTGGTGAGTGGGTCGTAGGCGTGCAGGAGAGGGCACCGCTCGGTAACGTGCTCCGGTCCTGGCGCGTGGTCGCAGCAGACGTAGTAGTCGGGATAGTTGCCCCAACCCTGGGCGCGACCGCCGCGGACACGGTGAGGGGCTGGCTGGCTGCACGCGGGGCCGTTACGTCCACCGAGCGGGACGGGGCAGGTTCGTTCTGTCATGCCGCCTACTGTAGCATGCCTACTCAAGGCGGTGTCAAGTCCGAGTAGGATGGTTGCAGCAGCCGACCTGGCCGGAGTAAGGTAACGGCATGCCAACGAAAACCAGGCTCATTGAGCGGGCGTACGCTGCCTGGCTCAAGTACCGCCCCGGGCACGGCCCACCACCGACGTTCAGCGCGAGTACCGTCGAGGTTTACGACGGTCGCACGTATGTGTTCCTGCGCCGTGGGGACACGATCGTGGCCGTCTATCGCTACGTACCCGCAACCGCGAATACACGCGACACGTTGAAGCCGCTCGAGCGGTACTGGCCGGGCCCGTACGGACGGCGCCGCGCCGCGACCGCGGCATGAGCGATCGCGACACTCGCCGCCCATCGGAGGCGGAGAACAATGCGTGGTTTGCGTACCGCGCGATCGCGAAGAAACAGGGACGCGAAGCCGATGAAGTCGCGTTCCGTACCGGCTGGCGGCAGGGCTGCGGGTTCACCTTCGGGGCGACCAGCAAGCTGTCGCCGGCGATTGACGCATTCGTGGCGTGGATGGACTACGTGACGTCTTGGAGCGCGCCACTCCCACCACCCCCAGGAGAACAGGAGGTCGAAGATCCCGGTCCAGCGGGCAGTTACATGACGACGGCGCACATGGACGGCGCCGACACATTGGGCACAGTAGCTAGGAAGCCTACCCAGGCAGGAGCTCAGTAATGCCAATCCGCATGAACAAGCCGGGCGAGAGCTCGTTCGGCATCAACATCGAAGACACCTTCGACCCGAACGACGATCACACGGTCGAACTGGTCGACATGGACGAGTTCCAGGGTGTCAGCAAGATTGACGGCAAGCCGTACACCAGCATCGTCTGGAAGTTCGCCATCTACGACACCGACGGCATCGCGTTCACCAACCTGATCGACGGTGGCGTGTTCGAGACGTGGCAGTTCTCGAGCCTGAGCCTGAGCGAGAAGTCGCAGGGTCGGGCGTGGGCGGCGGCGCTGCTCGGCAAGCCGTCGCTGACCGACGCTGAATGCGACGCGATCGCGGAGGCGTTCGACAGTGCGCTGGTCGGCAAGCAGGCGACGGCGTCCTGGAAGGTCGAGGACGTCAACGGCAACAAGCGGCTCAAGCTGGCGCTGCTGCGTCCGCTGCGCCGTCAACGTCCTGCTCCGCCGTCTACGGCACCGAAGCCGAAGCCTGCGCCGGAAGCGCCACCGGAATTCGTCACGCCGAATCCTCCGCCGCGGTCGATGCCGACGGCGAACGGCGCTCGAGAAACGGCAGCGGAGCGCCGTGCTCGGCTCCAGGCGGAGCTCGCGGCGATGCCCGAGGACGACGCCGATGCCGAACCCTTCAACGACTGAGATCGTGCTGGCCGGGGAGACGGGAGTCTCCCTGGCTCAGCCAGACCAGCGTGTCCTGTACCTGATCCAGGAGTTCGCGTCGGCGTGGAAACGCACGCTCGAGCTCTCGATCGACCTGGGCGAAGCCCTGATCGACCTGAAGGCTACGCTGCCGCACGGTCAGTTCGGTCCCTGGCTCGAGCAGCACGCGCCGTTCACCGAGCGGCACGCGCGTCGGTTCATGGATCTGTGGGCAAATCGGACATTAGTGTCCGAATTGCCGTCGGATACGGGCGTGACCGCAGCGATGCGGTGGGTTCAGGCGCAGCGTCGGACGCCGCGGCCTACGCCCGAGCATGAGCCCGATATAGACGGCGTCGACGCAGAGGCCACCAGGGAGCCGCTGTTGCGGTTCTGGCTTCCTGGAGCCCCGACGCACGTCATCGTCAATCAGATGCTGCTGACGTTCTTCCCTGATGCCTCAACGGCGTTGGACGTGACTTATGGCTCCGGTAACTTCTGGAGTCAAACGACGCATCTCGCGGTCACCGGCCACGATCTGGACGAATACTGTGCGCCGGACGGTGTGATGGACTTCACCGATCTGAAGTACGACGACGCCAGCTTCGACGTGGTGCTGTTCGATCCGCCGCACATAGCCGACGGCGGAGACGACTCGGTGATGGCGACCAGGTTCAGCACGGTCGCGACGCAAACGGCGCTCGATGAGCTCATCCTGCAGGGCACGCGCGAGGCGTGGCGGGTGTGCGACAAGGGCATCATCGTCAAGGTGACGAACCACGTCCACGGTCGGCTCTTTCAGAACGAGGTCGACCTGGTAGCGGAGGCGCTCGGCTGGAACCAGCCGCTGTACGACCAGGTGCATCAGGTCCGCGACCATGCGTTCATCGATCCGTCCTGGGGCGAGCAGATGAGCGCGTACAACAACGGCTCGACGTTCCTGGTCTACCGTAAGGGATCGCAGATCCACGGCAGGAGGGGCTGATGATCACGGACGTACAGGTGTCGCGTGCGCTGGAGCGCATGCCGATCGAGATGATGGCGCTGTTCGAGACGATGCCGGAGGACTTCCAGAGGGCGTACCTGGCGTATTGGGAAGGACGACCTGATCCGCACGGCGCGCATCGTGACACGCTGCCCGCCTTTGTGGCTGGTGTGTTCACCGGACTGCGTCGCTGATGGCGATCGTGCTGGTTGCGGTTATGGCGCTAGCGCAGGTGATCTCAGACGGAGCGGAGTCGTATGAGTGGGCGCCGCCGGCGCTGCCGATTCCGGAAGAAACGGTCACGCTGGCCGACGAGGTTGGGTTGGATGCCGTTCAGCTACACGGTGCCGTAATGACCACCAGGAGCACGCCACGCACGTACCTGGAGCATGAAGGGCTCCTGAAGCCTCCACTGCGGGCGATAGCTCCTGCGGGGCCGTCCTGGGGGCTGTGGGATCGATTGGCCCAATGCGAGAGCGGCGGCAATTGGGCGTCGAACAGCAACCCGCGCTACAAGGGCGGATTGCAGTTCGATGCGCCGACCTGGCGCAGCTACGGCGGGCTGCAGTACGCGCCGAGCGCACATCTGGCGACGAAGGCCGAGCAGATCGCCGTCGCAGAGCGACTCCGCGCCGCACGCGGACTGCAGCCGTGGCCGGTGTGCGGTCGGCGTGTTTGAACCGGGACCGGTTATCTACATCGAGATTCCGTTGTTCGAGTTTGAGCGTCTGCACGCTGAGATCCGCGAATTGACGTCCCTGGTGCATCGCTTCGCAGAAGAGAACGCTCGCCTGCGCGCGGAGAACGAACGGCTCAGCCGTGCGCTCAGTCACTCGTAACGGGGCGCGCTCCGCGCCGCGGCGTGGTCCGCCGGCGACGATCAAGCTCGGCGTATCCGAGACGCAGTTCCAGGAGCGCGTCAAGAAGCTGGCGCGCATGTACGGCTGGTGCGGCTGGCACGTTAGTTTCTCGCACGGTGCCGTGACCGGCGCGCATACGCTCGGCCTGGGCGACGACCACTACGACTCGAACGGCATGCCGGACTGGATCTTCTGGAAGCCCGGCAGGCACGTTCTGTTCCGGGAGCTCAAGGCCAAAGGCAAGTATCTGAGTGTCGACCAGCGTCGGTGTCACGCGTCGTTGCGAGCCGCCGGTTGTGACGTGGACGTGTGGCGACCAGGTGACGAAGACAAGGTGATCGCGACCTTCAGCGGTGTAACGTAGCCGCAACAAAACGAGAAACGCCGCCCCTGTTTCTTGACCAACCAGGGCGGCGTTTTCGGAAAGGACTCTGGCCCCGAGGGGCTTAGTCACATGAATACTACTACGACCGTTGTGGTGTCGTTCTTCCGTAACGAGACGGACGTTCGGCCCCAACCGCAAACGTTCACAATCGAAGAGCTTTTCGAGCTCCTGACGAAGCATCAGCCGCGGACGCATAAACGCCGCGGCATGTTGTGGTCGCCGTTCCTGTTCAACGGTGCGCGCAAGGGCGAGAACCTGATTGAGAGCACGCTGCTCGCCTTCGACATCGATGACGGCACGTCACCCGAGCAGGTGGAGGAATGGCTCGAGGGACGCAGCTACTTCCTGGCGTCGACGCACTCGAGCACGCCCGAGCACTGGAAGCTGCGCGTCGGGCTGGTCCTGACCGAGCCGATCCCCGCGGCGGACTTCGCGAGCGTGTGGCATTCCGCGGTCGCGGAGCTCCTGCACGGCCACGTCGATCCGTCGACGCACGATCTGGCGCGCATGTTCTACCTGCCGACGGCGCCACCAGGCGCGGAGCCATACGCCGAGATCGCCTGGGGCGAGCCGCTGGACTGGCGATCGTTGCCACGGTGGGAGCCGCCCGAGCGACCAGCGTTGCCCGACCTGGACGGCATCGAGGGGCTGGACGCTGGTGTCGAGCGTCGACGGGCGAAGCCGATGCTTCAGAAGTGGTGCCTGGACGTAGCGAACGCGACCCCAGGCGAGCGGCATGAAGCGATCCTGAGGCTCGGACGGGCCGCGGGCGGGCTGGTCGGGTCAGGCGCGCTGGCGTACGAAGAGGCGTATGCCGAGTTCCTGGACGCTGCGGAGGCGTGCGGCGAGGTCGCTGACCACGGTCTGCGGGACGTCGACCGCGCGATCCGTGGCGCGCTGCAATACGGCATGGACGAACCCTGGACGCCGGCACAGTTGGGTGACAGCGACGACTGGCTGACGGCGCCGAAAATCAAGCTCACCGGATCATCTGTTCCTGTTCCGCCTATGGGGATGGGAACAGGGAACAGATCGAGTGCTCGAGGGCAACCCCCGGAGGGGGTTGGAATTTTGGACCCCATCAAGTGGCGTTCCCACCGTCAGACCGTGGATCTGCTGCCGCCCGACATCGACTGGTTCATCGACGGCATCCTGGGCCGCGGGCTGATCACCGAGCTCGTCGCCAAGGTGAAGATGGGTAAGACGACCTTCATGCTGCAGGGCATCCGCGCCGGTATCGCCGGCGATGACGAATACTGCGGTCGCGCGGTACATGGCCCGCTGCGCGCGGCGTACGTCACCGAAGAGGGCTGGCAGACCTTCCAGATCGCGATGATGCGTTACGGGCTGAACGACCTGGTCGACAACGACGCGTTCTTCACGGTCTTCGATTTCGAGACGGAAGACGTCGACGCTAAGAAGCCGAACCTGCCGTTCGTCATCGACTCGCTGATCCGCCACGCAACCGAAGACAATGTCGACGTCGTCATCCTGGACACGCTGAGCATCATCGCCAGCCTGGACGAGGAAGACCACTCGGGGCGGGCCGCGGGCGTCATGGCGGAGGTACGGCGTCTGTCGACCGCAGGCTTCGCCGTCGGCATCCTGCGCCACAGTCGAAAGAGCGGCGGCGACGTGGGTGACGCTGGTCGCGGCTCGTCCGCGATCTCTGGCTACTGCGACATCCTGCTGCAGATCGAGCCGTTCAAGGGTGACGAGGACGCGACCAGCGCGCGGGTGATGCGGACCAAGTCACGGCTCGGCGTGTACGAGCCGCTGATGCTCGAGTTCGACAAGGCGACCGAGCGGTATTCGAGCAACGGCGCGGTCCAGTCCAGCCAGGAGCGGCTCGAAGCCGCGGTAATGAAGGCGCTGGCCGACCTGAACGCGACCAGTGAAGAGCAGGGCAAGACGTCGCTGGAGGTCACGGCGAAGAGCGGCAAGCGCAAGCAGGCGGTGACCGACATGCTCAAGACGCTGGTTGCCGAAGGCAAGGTGGCGTCGGCGTTCCGCGGCAGAACGGTTATCTATTGGCTCAAGCTGGTCATTCACCTGACGCATGAGGCGGCGGAAGAATCTGTTCCCGGAACTGCGGAACAGCCGGAACAGGTTGTACAGGAGCCGCCGCGAAACCCCCTTACGGGGGTTTCGGTTGAAACGCTATCTGTTCCCGAAAATCTTCTCCCGGAGGGAGAGAAACGGGAACAGATAACCAAGCGAAAGGCGCCGACGGCGGAGGCGATCGCCAAAGCCGCGGAAAAGAAGGCGGCGCTGGAGCTCGCGCGGCTCGAGGCGGCAGACGCCGCGGCGCCGACGCTGGAGTACCTGACGGTGCTGACCGACCAGGATCTCGTCGCGGCGATCGCGCGGCTCAACACGGTCGCATGCGCGCTGGACACAGAGACGACGGGCTTGAACGCGAAGCGCGACAAGTTGCGGACGATCAACCTGTCCGACGGGCAGACGCATGTCGTCATCGACGCCTGGGGCATCACCGACTGGACGCTGCTGCAGTCCTACCTGGACCAGGTCGGCACGGTCAGCATGCACACGTACCTGTTCGACCTGGCGTTCCTGGATGTGATCGGCATCAGGGTTAATCCCGACAAGGTGTATGACGTCCGCACCGCGGCAATGGTCCTGGAGTCGAAGGAAGACTGGACGGATTACCGTCTGCAGGGCATCGCCAAGCGTCACCTGGCCGAGCACGTCTCGAAGGCCGAGCAGAAGCGGGGGTGGGACGCGCCGGTGTTGCGCCACGCCAAGCTGGCGTACGCCGCGGAGGACGCGCGGGTGACGCATGCCGCGGCGATCGCCGTCGCATCCAAGCTCCAGCAGGACGCCGACGTCGACGGGCTGTGGACGTGCCTGGCGCTCGAGCGTGACGTCCAGGCAGCGACCTGGTGGCTTGCCTCCGCGGGAGCGCCCGCCGATCGCGACGTCATGCGCGAAGCCGTGGCGGAACAGGAGGCGAAGCTGGCCGAGCATCTCGAGATTCTGAATGCGACCGCTGGCGAAGCCACCGTCAACTGGCGCAGTCCGAAGCAGGTGCTGCCTATCCTGATCGAGCGTGGTCTGGATGTTGAGTCGACCAGTGAAGGGGCGCTGATGGATACGGTGATGGGCACGGAGGCGCCGATCCCGCTGGTCAGTGCGCTGCTGAGTTACCGTTCGGCCAGCGCGTGCCTGGGCCTGCTACGCAGAGCGCAGAGCAGCATCCAGGACGATGGGCGGATCTATGCGTCGTTCAATCCGATCGGCGCGCAGACGGGCAGGACGTCCTGCTCCGACCCGAACCTGCAGAACCTGCCGCACGATACCCGAGCTCGCGAGGCGATCCGCCCGCCGACGGGACGCGTCTTCGTCCGTGCCGACTACTCGCAACTGCAGCTTGTCATCGCGGCCTGGATCGCGCAGGACGCCGAGATGCTGAAGGTGCTCAACGACCCGCACGGCGACGTCCACCAGCGCACCGCGGAAGCGGTCGGCTGCACCAGGCAGCAGGCGAAGGCGGTCAATTTCGGGTTCCTGTTCGGCGCCGGCTCGGAGACGTTCCAGCGTGAGCAGCGGAAGAACGGCGTGTACCTGACCGAGCAGCAGGCGTGGCGGTATCGCGAGACGTTCATGCGGACGTACCGCGGCATCCGCTCCTGGCACAAGTCGCTGAGTGATTGGGGCACGGAGGAAGTGATCTACGATCCGTCGGGCTCTGGACGTCGCCGTGCGGCAGTCTTCAGCAAGAACGTCAAGGCCAACACGCCCGTCCAGATGGTCGAAGCGCACGGTTTCAAGCGTGCCCTGCAGGTGCTCTACAATAGCCGACATGAAGCACCGTCGGCGCGGCTCGTCATGATGGTTCACGATGAGCTCATCGCTGAGTGCGATGCCGACGACGTGGAGCGGACGCAGAAGTGGCTGTGCAAGGGCATGCTCGAGCCGATGCAGGCGCTGCTGCCAGGCGTCACCGTCCGTGTCGACGTCAAGGTGACCAGGAGCTACGCCGACAGTGACAAGTAAGCCAGCATCGCTGCGGGAGCCGCACTGGTCTGCCTCCAGGTTCATGCTCTTCGAGCAGTGCCCGAGGTTGTACAAAGACCGCTACATCGACGGCATCGCCACGGAACCGAGTCTGGCGATGCTGTTTGGATCAGCCGTTCACACTGCTCTGGAGGCACTGCACCAGGGGCAAAGGGGGACGTGTCTTACCGCTGCAAGCAGCGGCGAAGACCACTACCGCAGCGCCAGGGCGCTGTACGCAGAGCGGTTCGATGCGATGAACGCGCGGCTCGAAGAGCTCGGACTGTGCGCGCCGGCGTCGCTGTACGCCGAGGGTCTGCGGATGCTGAACCTGGTCGAAGACCTGAATCTGAATGCCGATGGTCGCAGCGAAGCTGAACGCTGGTTCACGCTGCCGACCAAGTCGACGTGGGGTCTGCCGACGATCGGCGCGGTTGACCTGTGGTCGCCACCGTGGTCGGCGCATGGCGCGGTGGTGTGGGATTTCAAGACGACGGTCGGCGCCTGGGGCGCGGAGCGCGCGGCGCGCGAACGCTGGCAACCGATGCTGTACGCGTGGGCCTACAAGCGTGCCTATGACGTCATCCCGACGTTTCGTTACCTGGTCCTGAGCCGCGCTAGCGGAACGTCCCAAGTCTTCGACCGCGGCTGGTCGCAACGTGAGTGGCGGGAGGACTTCAGCGCGCTGCACTTCCAGGCCGAGGCGATTGCAGAAGCGATCGACCAGGGGCAGTTCGACTGTTCCCGAGGTCACGGAACGTGTCTCGAATGCGGCGAGCCGTACGGCCACGATCACGTCTGCGATGACGCGCCGCGGCCATCGAAAATCAGGCTGGTCAAGAAGCACGGTCAGACCTGGGTTCAACCTGCGCTGATCGAGGCGTAAGCTACGCTGACCT